AAAATTTTATCTTCCTACTTGAGATAGATAAAATTCCTTACACTCTTGCCACGACATTGTTATCAAATTATCATAAAACAAAGTCTCATAAGAAACCTTGTCTTTCTTTACCAATTGTTTGATTCTTGGCTTTGCATGTTTGTTTTTCCAAATGCTTACCAAACTTTCAACAGAAGTATCAAACAATTTAGTTAAATCTTTTTCTTCACACTCTTTACGGAGAAATTCACAAGTCTTATCATAGAGTGGTGTATAATAAATGCCCCGAGCATGTTCAGAACGAATGATTTCTTTTGGTATATTCATTTTAGAATATGCAAAGTTTAATGAACGATTCTTATGATCACGCTTATGCGGTTGACCTGATGATTTCTTTGCAATATACCATTCAAAGTATTGTCTTGTATAATTCTTTTTCAACCACTCACGAATCATATACCGAGTCTCTTGCAGAGGTTCAAATGACACAGAACCTGAAGTGAAACCCATCGGTTGCCAGTAGTCTAAATTGTCATACTGAGATAGGCCGCCAGATTTAGTTTTGCCATAGAGTGAAGTAGTGGTTACTGATACAAGTTTATCACCATAAAGTTTTTGCCACAATTCTTGTATTGGATCTGCCAAACAAAGTAAAGCAAGTAACTTGCCACCAACATAATTATAACCAAGAGGCTGCAATGGTACAATTGTTGAACCAATTGCAGTATGGTTGATCATGTTGCCTTGAGTTTTAATCTCTCTTGCCCAGCCAATGTAATTGTCTCTTGGTGTCAGATCAAGAAAATCTGAAGAGATGCAAATAACACCAATATATTTTTTTGTATTTTTGTCTCTAATAATAAAATTTAAATTTCTACCAATGTTAGAATTGTTTTTCATGGTAGATGAAAAAGTACGAATACAATTCCACAATTCAGGCAGGTCATCTTGTTTGTTTGCATAAACCATTTCAGGTTCTAATGAAAGATAGTCATCTGGATTTTCTGGCATCCAAATATTACTTTTAATCTCTTGAATGGCTCTGCGTTGACCTTCATCTTCAAGAACACGCTTCTCACCTTCCCACAAATCGTTCACAACAACTGATGGGTATTTTTCTTGCACTTCACACCATTTTTGGAATAAAGTATACTCTTTGACATCCATCTGAGAAACATAAGACAGTTCTTCAATCGTTCTCTGTCTCAGTTCATCAATAGAAATATCTTGGTACTCAATACCAGAATCTAACCACTTCTGCCACTGAGCATCTACATCATCTTTTGGATTAAACGAGTACGGCATCTCTTTGAGCTTTTTTATGATTGCGATACATTTTTTTCATTAGTTTTTCTTGCTTTTGTTTTGCCATTCTGAGTGCCACTGGTTTCACATAGTTAGTAAAACGAACACCATTCATATGATCAAGTTCATGTAGAAAACATCTTGCGGTGATGCCATCAAACCACATTCTGTTTTGTTGCCCATTCTCATCAGTAAATTCAACTAAAACAGTTTCTGGCCTTTCAACACTCAAGTAAAGACCTGGGTAAGAAAGACAACCTTCTTTGTCTTTAATTAAATTGTGGCCGACCTCAACAACTTTTGGATTGATGCAAACATACTGAAAATGTTCTGTACCAATTACAAAAACTCTCTCATAAACTCCACACTGATTAGCAGATAGACCAATGCCACCATAAAGTTTCATGGTCATCTTCAACCGTTTTGCCAACTTTGACATGTATGGATTTGGCAGTGGGTCAACATAAGGAGGAATTTCATCATCAAGCATTTTATAATCTTCACCAAAAAGTGGCAAAGGTTCAATCTTCTCTTCTTCTTTTTTAACGGCAAGATCGGTATTAATTGTTAATACATCACTCATTATTTTATCTCCGGCTTATTAAATAAACTGTTCATCAATTTTTCTTTTGACCAATTTTCTCTTGAATCACAAAGTAAAGCATTAATATCTAGTAGTTGTCTTAGACCCATTTTTATGTCAAAAGGTTTATTTGGATGGGTGTTAAACAAATCAGACATGAATGATATCATCATCTCTTGATATTTTTTCTGCCGACTCTTCAAACATAGATATGCTTTATTATCACCTATTGCAAACACTCGCCAATTTCTATAATTATACTTTGACAAACAAAACTCAATCGTGGCCGCATTTACACCAGGAAATTCATAATCATTGTAATCATCAACCATAATGATACCATCATCAGACAAAAAGTGACTAAAAACTACCAAATCACTCAACACGGCTTCATGTTCATGGCAACCATCAATATGTAATAACTTTAACTTTTGTTTGAAGTCAATATCTTCTACCGTTAACTTGGTAGAATCTTGTAGGCGAAGTGTAATGTTATCACACCTTCCAAATTTTTTCAAGTTTTTTTCTACAGTCTCAACATTTTCTTCCGAAAATATATCATATAGGTAAAGATTGTCATTGGTATATTTGAAATTTGAAAGTGATATAGCACTTTTACCTTCTGCTATACCTATCTCACAAATATCACCAGACATATTGTTTTGTAGATACTGCAATATGGCATACATCATAACAATGTCAATAGGATAAAAATACCCAGCCACTTCTTTATCAACAACATCTCGGTAATAAGAAAGGTATTCTTTAAAATCTATCACTTAACAATCCTTGAGAAATTCTTTTCTTTTGAAAATTTAATTACATTGGCAAATTTATCTTGCAGTATATCACCTTTATGTGAGATAACAAAAAGATTTACACCTTCCAACAATTGAAGAAGTTTCATCAACTCTTCTGTACCATTGGCATCTAATGATGAATCAAATGTCTCATCAAGTATGAGAAGATTGGTATTTGATGAATTTTTTAACTTTGCAACAGCTCGCCATGTCAACATCAATGCCATATCAATTCTTTGTTTCTCACCTTCAGAAAAATTGTGATATGAAAAATCGTCACGATGCCGAGATTTAATTGTTTCTTTAAACGATTCGTCAAGATTAAAGTTTACAAAGAAATCTAATGACGCTAAATACTTATTGACGAGTTTATTAATAATAGGCAAATACTGTTTAACAATCTTTGTCTTAATACCAGAATCTTTCAATAATGCAGAGGCTACTTCATAATATGATTTTTCTTCTATTAATCGTTTTAAGTCTTCTTGTAGTAACAACAGAGAATCCTTTAATTCTTTCAGGCGCTGTTCTTCTAAGTCTGTCACTACTTTAGAATTCTTTAGTTCATCAATTAACTTCTGCAATCGTGCAATCATCTTGTTTGTTTCGGTGATTGTTGTATTGGCAGTGGCAATCTCAACCTGTTTCTGATTGATTATTTTTTGTGTTTCATTAATTGAGTTGAGTTTGTTCTGTTCTTCTAATAATTTCTTTTCTAATTTTGAGAGCCCGTGTTGGCACTCTGTAACCTTGGTAGAAAGACTGCCGAGCTCTTCTTCTTTAAAAGAACTGGCAATGGTTTGCCTACATGTTGGACAATTATCATGCGATTGAAAGAAACTGATATCTTTTTGAAATTTGGATAAGTTGCTTTCAATTTGAGATTCAAGTTTTGTAATCTTCTTGACCTTAGTCTCTGTTTCAATTTTAGTTGCAACAACCAGTTGGAGTTTTTCTGTTTCTTCGGCAAGGCTTGCAACATTGCTGAGTAGGGTGGATACGGTATTGCTATGAAGTTGAATTTCTGTAGCATATTCATTTACCTTGTCTTCATTGTTCTGTTTAAGTTGTTCAATATGTTTTTTCTGCAGTTCATACTTCTGTTGTGTCAGATCAATATTGTGTTTACTTTGAGACATACTTTCTTTGTTTGAAGAAATTCTTTCCTTTACGATACTGTTCATCGTAGAGAAAATTTGTATATCAAGAAGGTCTTCAATAATAGATCTCCTATCAGATGCAGATAACTGCATGAACGGAGTAAATGAGGCTGAACCAAGAATTACAATCTGTGTAAAAGATTTGTAATTCATTTTCAAAACAAATCTTTCTAAAAAATCTTGGTAGTCTTTAGATGCCGCATCTTGATTGATCAACTCTGTGTTACAGTATATTTCAAATTTGTTTGGTTTGATACCACGAACAATTTTATATGACTTGTTGCCGGTGTCAAACTCTACCTCAACAACACATTCTTTTTGGTTGATACTGTTTAGTAATTGTGGTTTGTTAATATCACGAAAAGCTTTACCAAAAAGTGCAAAACACAATGCATCAAGTAAAGTAGATTTACCTGAACCATTCTCACCAACAATAAGTGTGTTTACATTTGAATCAAGTTTGATTTCTGTAAAATTATTGCCAGTACTTAATAGATTTTTCCAACGAACATTACGAAAGATTATCAATCAGCGACCTCTGTATTCAAAGCTTCAACATATAATTCACGCATAAGTTTTTTCAATTTTTCAGATTCAACATCAAGTTCAAGATTATCAATATACTTATTCAGTATTGTAATTGTATCTTCAGCTTGATTAATAATTTCCTCATCATTCTCAATAATTAAGTCATTAAAATCTTCTACAATTGTTAGGTCTGAAACACCAGCCTTATAAAGATTGTCCATTACATGATCAAACAGAAAAGGATTTTGTTTGTTCAATACAACAACTTTGACATATGTATTTTGTTTATTGTTGTAATCATAATTCTTCCAGTGTTCAAAATCGGTAACACTATCATCATACATTACCTTATTGAACATTGTGTGTGGGTTTTTTACAAACTCAAGACCTCTTGTTTCGGTATCAAAGATGTGAAATCCTTTTGGATCACTATAATCAGACCAAGTCATTTCATAAGGAGTACCGACATATGTAATGTTACCGTCTGAAGATT